TCTGAACTTCTTTGGGTCTGAACTTCTTTGGGTATAGTGTCCTTTGGGTCTTTGGGTCTTTGGGTCTGAACTTCTTTGGGTCTGAACTTCTTTGGGTCTTTGGGTCTGAACTTCTTTGGGTCTGAACTTCTTTGGGTATAGTGTCCTTTGGGTCTTTGGGTCTTTGGGTCTGAACTTCTTTGGGTCGGAACTTCTTTGGGTCTTTGGGTCTGAACTTCTTTGGACCGAATGACCTATTGAGGTCAAGGGTATGCCGGCAAGATTTACTGAGCTGAAGCCAGATATTTGAGCCAATTTACTGACCTTGGGTCAGCTTTTGCACATTTACTGGATCCAGATATTTATAAACTTGTGTAGGTGAATCGAATCATAAACTTGTGTAAACGTGACCTTTGGACCGAATGACCTTTGGACAGAGTGACCGAATGACCTTTGGACAGAGTGACCGAATGACCTTTGGACAGAGTGACCGAATGACCTTTGGGTCTGAACTCCTTTGGGTCTTGGGGTCTGAACTTCTTTGAACTTCTTTGAACTTCTTTGGTCTGAACTTTTTTGAACTTCTTTGAACTTCTTTGGTCTGAACTTCTTTAGTCAGAATGACCTTTAGTCAGAGTGACCTGACGTGAGCTGACCTGACAATTCGAACAATGTGAATGTTCACTTGGAAGTTTGTGTGAACGATTCAAGATTTTGACTTTAGCTTTGGTTTTGATTTTGGATTTGACTTTGACTTTGACTTTGACTTTGAGTTTGGTTTTGAGTTTGGTTTTGATTTTGGTTTTGATTTTGAGTTTGGTTTTGATTTTGGTTTTGATTTTTATTTTGATTTTTATTTTGATTTTGGTTTTGATTTTTATTTTTTCTTTTTTATTTTTTTTGAATTTCTTTTTTTCTTTTTTGAAAAAAAAAGTTAGAAATTTTTATTTCCATTTTGACATTTCACTCGCTTTTATATCCACCTGCAACGAAAAATCTTTAACATTGCAACGACCCCCCCTCTTCCCTTGACAAAGATTCTAACGGTTGTAGAGTTAAATAAATCTTGACTTACTCTGTGGCGTTCTGGCGCCAGGAAGTGAAGGAGAGTAGGTAGCGAAACAATAAGTGATAACCAGAAGTTGGTCATTGAGAATCGCTATCGGTGCAGAGTCGGGGAATCCTGCCGGAGTAAGTCGGGATTCTAGCGGTTGTAAAGTGAAAATGGTGAGCTGCGGAGTCTATGCTGAAAACGAGCACGGCCTACCAGCGGGCTCCTGCTGCTCATAAAGGAGGAGCGAATGCAATTTCTGAATGAGATGAGTAAAGTTGAAAACATAATACTTGGACTGACGCTCATTACTATAGCAAGTATTTGTATAATAATAATGGTTGTGGAAGACATACGCAGTTATCGGGAAAGAAAAAAAAGGAGAAAATCATGCCAGGAATAAGAATGATACCAGTAATCTCTTCAAATGTTTTGACTATTGGTTACGATGCGGGCACGCAGACGCTGAGGGTCGAGTTTAAGGGCGGACGGATTTATGAGTATAGCGAGGTGCCTCTGGAGAAATGGGAAGGGTTGAACGCTACATCGGTTGGTTCGTATCTGCATAGGGAAATTATGGGGAAATATGCGAGTGTAAAATTGGATAAAGTGGAGAAATGATCAGATGCAGATGAAAATGAGTTGGTTTAGACACGGCTTGATTTCGATTATGTGGAGTAGCAGCTTGTGGCGTAAATATGCTTGTAGTCAAAATAGACTGTTGTGGGGTTCTAAAATTAAGTATGGTATTTTTATCTTACCCAGAGATATTTGGATTCATATTTGGCTACCGAAGTGGTGCAAGGGCAGAGGTTATTATATTAGTATTGGATTATGGTTATTTTCGTTTCAGAGAGGATATTGATGGCACAATTTCCTAGAATGTATGTCCCTGGAGCGTTAACACCAGGAGACCTAACGCATTTAGGGCGGCGAAAAAAAGAGGCGCTGCGAAAAGCGGCAAGAGCTCAGGCATTGAGACGCAAAGGTTACACTCACCGTGAAATATGCTCGGAGTTAAATGTTTCATCAAGGACCGCGGCATACTATTGCACGGTTGATTTAAACGCCTCGCTCCTACATATGCTTGAACGAGACGATGAAAGAGAAGTAGGACTTAACGACGTAAACCCACCAGCACTACAAATTAAAGAAAAACTGAACATCGTAGAGTTTTCAGAAGATAAGGCTCACCTTGATTTTAAATTAAATCCAATGCAGGCGCTCATCCTTAAAGCATATTATGGATTGGAAATGACTGATGACGAACTGGCCATAATGCGCAAATTGCAGGATGAGAAAAAAACTACCTGGGAAGAAGGAGCGAAATATAGGGAATTAGTTGTTGTTGCTGGAATGAAGGGTGGCAAGACTATATTGGCTTCGGTGATTGCGTGCTGGGAAGAATATGAAGTATATAAAGTTGGAGATGCGAGCGCGCATTGGGGATTTCCGAAGGGTGAGAAGATTTTTATAATCAATGTTGCTACATCTCGGGACCAGGCAGAGGACACTATTTACTCGCAGACCGTATCCAGGATTAAAAACTCACCATTCTATAATTTGAGACCTTACAGTGAGAAAGGAGATACGATTTGGTTCAAGGATAGTGGACTCAGGATCAGATGTGGACATTCTAATTCGGCTTCAATAGTAGGGAAATTAGCCAAATTGGTGTTATTCGATGAACTGGCGCGGTTCAAAGATAGGGGTGGAAAGAACTCTGCGGACGCAGTTTATACTTCCCTGACTCGCTCTATCGAGCCGTTTGGAGAAGAGGGCAAAATTGTATCAATCTCATCTCCCATATGGGAAAAAGACAAGATAATGAGTCTATATGGGCTCTCTGGTAAGATTGAGAATATGCTTGGATTTAAACTTGCTACATGGGAGATGAATCCGAAGCTTCCGAAGAAACATTTTGATTTAGAATTTAAGAAGGATCCTGAAGCGGCTCAGAGAGATTTTGGAGCAGATCCGTCCAAAGGAACTGAGGCTTATTACCGCATGCCTGCTCGAATTGAGGATATGTACGAGAAATGTAAGGGAAGCGAAGATCCAGTGAATGAGGACGGAACGCTGAAGAAGTGGTTCAAAGGTAATGCTGAATTTGATTATTACTTCCACGGAGATCCATCGGCTCGCAATGATGCGTTTGGAATAGCGCTGGCTCATCGACTAGGTAAACGAATTATTCTGGACTTGAGTTACCGGTTTGAAAGCACTGTTGATGAGATTGATGTGCTAGAGGTTCGTAATTTTATATTGGAAATCTTGCGACGTGGATTTAATATTAAGAGGACTACTTTCGATACATGGGGGGCAGTTGTGGTATGGCAGGCGTTGAAGGCTAAAGGTTTGAATCCTGAAAATATGTATGTGTTGAAAGCAGAACACGATGAGTTGAAAAATAGCATATACCAGGGGACACTCGAAGGACATTTCCCGGAGACGCTGGAAGACGAACTGAAAGGTTTGATATTGAAACAGGGAATGAAAGTTGATCACCACTACGGAGGAAGCAAAGATATGGCAGATGCGGTAGCAGCAGTAGTATCAGGATGTGCCATAGAAGAAACAATGGAGATTGCTACGGGTGGAAAAGAGACAGAAGAAGAAATAAGGGGGCATTCAATGAATCGGAATATTGGCATAATGGGACAAAGGCGAGGAGGGTTTGGTAGTATTAGCGGTGGGAGGAGAATGTGAAAAACGGGTGGGAAGAAGTTGATCCGAAGGCGAAAAGAGTTGGAAGAGAATGGAGACGGCCGTATGTAGTGATGAGGCCGATGGAAGGGAAAGTTTATTTTTCGGAAGGATGCGTAAAGAAGTATTTGACTGGCTATAACAGAGTAATAGTTCGATATAATCGGAAAATGAATGTAATGACGTTTTTACCGAGTGAGAATGGAGCAAAAAGTTTTAAGTTAAGTCGGAGAAGAACCATTTCTGCAAGAAATCTTTTCAACACAATAAAGAAGGAAATGAAAAAGAGAAGAGCGTATTACGTGAAATATAATAAAGAAGTTAAATGGCTGGAAATTTACTTAGACAAGAGCGATGAAGGAGATATGAAATGGTTAAAGGCATAAGACAACGTGTTGGCGAGGCGATAATAGGCCAAAGCAGGATGAAATCGTTGAGTAATGAAGTGAAGAAGGACGTATTGAAAGAATTGAAGAAAGATAAAAAATTTAGTGAATCAACCCCACGTGATAAAGAAGAGGACCAAGGATATCGGTCGATTACTGATCTTAAAACGCGAGATTTATCTCCGCTTACCCAGGAACGAATGTTCGAGATCTGTTTCTTTTTATACGACACGAACCCCTTCGCCCATAGAATCCTCGAAATGACAAAAGATTTTGTGGTTGGGGAGGGAATTACTTTTCAAGCGAAAGATAGTAACGTTCAGGAAGTCTTACATGATTTTTGGGATGATCCT